AAGGGAGCGCGACATTTTTTTGATAGTACTTATTTTTTCCAAAAAAAACTAAATTATAGAGGCATTAAAAATGGCGAAAAAGACACCCAAACCAACCCGCACCCACAAAACCAAAATTGGCAAGTTCGAAAAGGCATCGCCAATTATTGTTGAGGCCGTACGCCGTGGCAGCTCGTACCGCATGGCGTGCAACATTGCCGGGATACATGAATCAACGTTTTATGTGTGGATGAAAAAAGGCCAAACGGCACCGCATGGCAAGTTTGTAGAATTCCGCACCAACGTATTGCAGGCCGAGGCCGAAAACGGCGATCGCATGTTGGCGTTGATTCAAGATCACGCAACAAAAGATTGGAAAGCTGCAGCGTGGGTAATGGAACGCCGGCACGGTTTTGTAAAGGATGGGCGGATCGATACCCAACAAACAGAAAAAGCCGAATTGCCCAACGACACATACGAGTTATTAAAACAGCAAGCCACCGATTTAAATGATGCCATTAACCGTGCGCAGGCCGCCGAATCATGGCAAGCATACGCGGCGTTGCAACGGCAATTGTTACAGGTGGTTGCAAACATACGACAAATCGAGGCCGAACGGCAAATGGGTGATGATATGGATGGGTTAACCGATGAGCAATTGATCACGGAAATAACCAACGCCATAATCACGTTGCCACCTGTATTGCGCCAACGGCTCGAGCGTAATGTACAAGAGCTTGCAAACGTGATACCAATTCAAGGGGCTAAAGTATGAATAAAAAACAATTTTGGATAATTGTTCGGCAACGTAGAGAAAATGCATTTTATGTGTGGCGTGAATGGCTTAAAGCAACACAAAACAATGTGGATTCAAAAGAAATAGATCGGTTATGGAAAAGATACCAAGATATGCGCAATAGCAATTTGGCATATGTAAAGTATTGGCGGCCACGGGTTACAAAATGACATTTATACAGGGCATTGCATTGGGTACATTTGGTGGCGTATTTGCCACCGTGGGCGTTGTTTGGTGGATACACAACCGCCAACCCGAAACGGATCCCAATGCCGGTTTGGGCCAACAAATTGCGGATTTGCGATCGGCATTTGAGGCACGCAACGAGGTGGATAAAAATCTAACGGCCACCGATTTGTTAACCGTTGCATGTGGTGCGGATTATTTGGCAACGCATGGTGCGTTGTTGTGCCGTGAAATGTTTTGCAGATTGCAAACCAATGGCGCGGGCGCGGCCCAATCCGAGTGCGAGGAGATCGCCAACGTTGCAAACAGTTTGGCCGCATTTGATGCGTGCACCAAACATGGGGATTATGATCAATGTATAGAGTACATAAAAACACGCAAATAATGGGGTGCCCGATATGCGGGTGCGATCCATGTGATTGCCACGGGGTACACAATGAAAAACAAACGCATGGCCAATTTTGGCGAATACGTACGGCGCAATGTAACGGCGCACGGCAAATCGATAACATGGTTGGCCGATCAAATACTAGGCAACCCAACCATGGTTATAAAATGGCGGGCCGGTGTCGAACCGCGTACGCGCAATTTTTTAAAAACGTGCATAACCATTGCCGAATTGCGGGGGGTACCCGTTGCACGGGTAATACACGAAGCAGCTGCGCAAATGGGTGTGCCGTATGAGTATACGATCGATCACCAAAAATGTACGTGCCATAAAAAGCCGGGCAACAAATAACCCGTTGGCATATTTCCGGCCCACCCCTCCACAACATCGGTGGATGCGGGATCCTAGCAAGATCAAACTATTATTGGGCGGTAATCAGTGTGGCAAAACCATGGCAAATTGTGCCGAGTTAATCCACCGTTGTTTGGGTACGCATCCATATATACAAACCGACCCGCCGCCAATACAATGTTTTTTAATCACCCATAGCCACCAACAAAGTATCACGATTCAAGAGAAATTATTTAACATGTGCCCCAAACATGAGTTGCACCCCGATTGCGAATTTATACCCGGGCGTGGTTTCCGTGGTATACATCCCGTGATTCGTTTCCGCAACGGATCCATGATATTGGTAAAAACCGCCAATCAAGGTTTGGGATTGGCCAGTTCAACAATTTCGTACGTGGCGATTGATGAGCCCGTGGGGCAAGAGGTTTGGGGCGAGTTGGCTGCACGTGTTTTGCGGGGTGGTGCCGGTGGCAAAACGGGTACAATTGGCATAACCATGACCCCGGTTGGGCAAAATGTTGAGTATTTGCGCAAATTGGTGGAGGATGGCACCGTAACATGCCACCAAGCCCCGTTAACCGTTGAGGCCACAACGCCAATGGGGTGTGCCCCGATCATATCGCAGGAAATGATTGATCGGGTGGCCCAAACATATTTGCCAATCGACCGTGCCGCGCGGTTAAACGGTGATTGGGCCGTTGGTGTACCCGAGGGCCGCGTATTTGATCAATTCGACGAATCGATGATATCTAGCCACCCCGCGCCACCCGGTGGCAATTATCAATTTGGCATTGGTGTGGATCACGGTTCGCAACCCAACGCACAGGTTGCCATTTTGGCGGCGGTGGATATGACAGATCCGAGCAAACCAATAATTTACGTGTTGGATGAATACGTATCGGGCGCAGCTACACCCGAGGCCCACGCACGGGCCATTTTGGAAATGTGCCAACGTAACCACATCGAGCCGGGGGCATGCCGTTGGACAGGCGATAACATACACCACGGATCGGGCGGTGCGGGTAAAATGAGTAATTCATTATTGGCCCGTGCATTGGAAAAAACACTACAATACCCGCCACGCGGTTTGCCATGGCGGATCCGTACCGTACACAAACCCCGTTACAGTGTTTACCATGGGGCGGCGTTGATTCACTCGGTACAAGCTCGTAAAAACTTTTTTATTCACCCCCGATGTAAACATACTATAATGAGCCTGCAACGTTGGACGATGAAACGAACACAATCACAACGATCACGCGATCCGCATGGGCATTGTATTGATGCGTTGCGTTATACCGTTGTACCAATTATCGATGTTAAATATCAAGTACCCGCCCAAAATCTGAGGTTATACTAATGCAACCATTACCCATGATACCATTTGCCCCAACACCCGAGGATCAAAACCGATGGCAACACACGGCATTGCGCCGCCGTTTGATTATTGGGGCGTGGGCTGAAGATCTAGAGGATGAATTAGCCCGCCATTTGCCACCCGATCGCCGTGAGGCATGGGGCCCGGCGGATCTGAGTTCTAACCCATTCGAACAAATCACCCGCCAATTATCGGTTTTGTACCACGAAAACCCATCGGTTACCAACATGAATGGCGATATCGAGGCGTTAACGAGCCGTGAGGGCCTTGTAACAAAAGCGGGTTTGTGGCAGCTGATGCAACGTACCCAACAAATGGTAATTGGTTTGCGTGAATCGTTTATCCGTATCGATGTAAACCCGCACACCAATGTTGAAACGGAATACCCCGGCATACAATACCGATTGGTTACGCCTGATTTTGTGTATTGTGAATCCAATCCCGATATGCCGGATGTGCCAAACTATTACCGAGAAATGCGGATCCGCAAACACCCACAAACGGGCAAATACGTTTGGGTGGCCGATGTGTTGGATATTCGTGATTTGGATAACCCGTTGTTTGGTATGTTTGAGGTTAATAGCGATGGCACAATGGGTGCGGATGTATCACAATTGTACATGGGCCACCCAACACATACGGGTGCCGATTACCCATACCGAGATGCGCAGGGCCGGCCATTTCTACCCGTGGTATTGTACCATGCGGAAAAAACGGGCTTTTTATGGGATGCGTACAACGGATCGCAAATGGTTTATGGTTCGTTATCAAGTGCCGTATTGTACTCGATGTGGCTGCATTGCGTGCGCGATTGCGCATGGGCACAAAAGTATGTGGCCGGCCTCAGTGTTGCAGGCATGAATCAAATGGACGCCGATCAAATTGCCCGCCGTTCTAGCATTTCCACCGATCCGAGCTCGATATTGGTGTTTACGCAAGATCCCGATGCGCAGGGCCAACCGTTGGTGGGTAGTTTTGCCAATCCAACCGATCCACATAGTTTGTTAGAATCAATCAGCAAATACGAAATGCGCGTAGCGTTGGCCGCCGGCATATCCCCCGCCGATATATCCCGCCAATCAGGCGATCCCCGATCTGGTTTTGCATTGGCCGTATCACGTAGTGGCCAACGGGATGCACAAAAGAAATATGCAAGTGTATTTCGTGGTTGTGATGAGGTTTTATTAGCCAAAACGGCGATGTTGGCAAACCGGTTTTTGGGTACCAATTTACCCGAGGATGGATACCGCGTGTCGTACCATAGTATGCCGTTGAGCCCCGAGGAAATGCGCGCCCAACGTGAGGATATTTTAGCCAAAATGCAAGCCGGTTTAATTAGCCCGGTTACAGCTGTAATGATGATGTACGATGATATGGATGCACGCGAGGCCCGCGAATACCTAACGCAGATCCGCCGCGAACGTGCCGAGTTTGGGATCTAGTATGGATCAAATTGTTTGTACACATTGCGGTTGGGCGTTTAACGCCACCGATACCGATGAGCGCACGCCAACCGTTGAGTGGTTGGCGGGTGATGATGGCCAATGTTATGCCGATTCGATACGCGTAACGCACCGCATGTGCCAATATGCGGATACCATCCCCGAGGATATGAACCGGCACAATTTGTGGGATCGTTGGTTCCCATTGGCAACCCTTAATAAATACATTAAAATAATACGTGGGATGAATTGGGATAACCCCCAACGAGCCACCAAAACTATAAACGAGGTAATACAGGATGCGAACAAAAGAAATAGAGGGCGTTGAATACGTAGCAAAAGCAGATATCGAGGCGGCGGTACAGGCTCGTATATCAAAATTGAGTGCACGCGCGGTACAAGCCGAAGAATCTGCACAGGCGTTGCAAACCGAATTGGACAACCAAACGGGTAAATTGGGGTCGTTGGATACGTTACAATCCAAAATTGAGGAATTGCAAGGCCAATTAACGCAGGCCAACACCCGTTACGATCGCCACAACGCAATGGCTCAAAATGGTTTTACCGATCCTGAGCTGCGCGATGCCGTTGAGTGGGCATACAATAAAGCCATGCAAGGCAACGAATCACCAACGCCATTGGCCGATTGGTTGGCATCCATAAAAGCGGATCCAACAAACGCCCCATTGGTATTGCGGCCACATTTGCAAACCACCCCGCCACCCGTTGATCCCTCAACACCATCAGCCACACCCGATGCCGAACCGGTTGCACAAACCGAGGCCCCGGCATTGGATGTGGCCCCGGCGTTGTTGCCACCCAAAACCAACATGGGCGCACAACCGACACCAACGCAGCAGGGCGATATCTTAAAACAATTGGCAACGGCCGATTTGGAAACATACAGGGCCAACCGTGATGCGGCCCGTAAAGCGTGGTTTAATCGATAGGCCAAAACCAAACCCATAGTTGAGTAATACAACGTAAAATAAACCCATTACCGAGGCAAAACAATGGTTGATTTACATTCGATCAATTCATTTCCGTACATCCGTGCGATATCTGCAACAACCAACAACGTGCAAATTAAAATGCCAGCTCGAGCCCGTAAAATAACGGTTGCCAGCAAAACAGGCGTGTGCAAATTTTCGTACGAGGGTGAGGACAACGGCACCCCATCCGATAACCATTTGTTTGTTACCAATTATGGCATGGTAGAACAAAAGATCGGGCGGGGTAAAGATCGGCCTTTATATGTGTACGTGGCAATGGACACGGGCACGGGTACCATTATTGTATCGTTTGAGGATGAATAACCATGGCCACATCCAATTTTACAACATCCCCGCCGTTTACACATGATTTTACCAATGCCACCACAATTGTTATTGATCACAATTTGGGATACCGCCCACATGTATATGTGATTATCAACGATTCGATTATTTTGGCCGATGTGCAACACACCACGCCAAACCGCATGGTTATAACCTTCCTAAATGCAGTTACGGGTACGGTGTTTTACAGTTAACATACACGTGTTGCCACATGGCAACCATTGTTAACAAACTACACAGGATCCAATACCATGGAATTTTTTAGCCCACAAAATGTATTTAAAGGTCAAGTATCGATCGAGGGATCGATCACAGCTGACAACCACGCAGTAACAAAACAATATTTAGAAGCCAATGCCGTTGTTGGTATTGCCACCGATAGTGCAAATTATGCCGAGCTTGTAACGGTAAACGGTGAAAAACAGCTTAAATTAAAGCCGTTGACCATTACCGATGTATCGGTTGATGAAACCGCAACATCGTTGAGCGCGTGGATTTCATCAAACTATACAAATGGCGATGAAAAGCAAGAGGGCGATATTATCGTACTGACAGCTGTATCAGGCCGTGCACAAACATTTATCCACAACGGCGGTACCGCAGGCGATGCAAACGATTGGGCCGAAATTGAGGGTGCCGATGTAACTGATGCCGAGATCCGCGGTGCTCTGAGTGCATCAAACGGTGTTAATTACAATGCCTCAACCGGTGTATTTACTGCAGATCAAGGCGAGATCCGCGGGTTTTTCGCGGCCGGATCGGGCCTTGCATATGATTCCAGTAATGGTACATACTCATTGGATGTTGATAGCGACGGCATCAGCGAGGGATCTAGCAATTTATATTACCAAGATTCAAGATCGCGCGCAGCTATCTCGGTATCAGGTGATGGCATTTCATACGATTCGGGTACCGGTGTAATCTCATTGGCCGTTGATACGGATGATATCACCGAAGCGGCAAACGCTGTAAATAAGTTTTTCACCGAACAACGCGTTATTGATACAATTGGCGTTGCAACCGCAGGTGCACAGGATGTACAGCTAGCAACATTCAGTGCACAGGGTGATATCTCTGTATTGTTGAGCGATGTATTTAACGAATTCAGTGCAGGCACCGGCCTTACATTTGATGGTGGTGAATACTCATTTTCGGGTTCAACATCGGACGTTGTCGAGGGTACCCGCCTATATTTCACGGATGCCCGCGCCCGCGCCGCAATTAGCGTTGATGCTGCAGGCCTTGCATACAATTCTAGTACCGGCCAAATCTCGTTAACCGCAAATACTGATGATATCGCAGAATCTGCAAGCCCAACCAATAAGTATTTTACCGATGCGCGCGCCCGCAACGCTATTAGTGCCGATTCAGATCCCGGCAATATGGCAAACTACGATGCCGCAACGGGTGAAATTCTTGTACGTTTGAGCGATTTTCGCAAAACGTTTGCGCCTCAAAATCTTGCCGCAAATACATTTACAACACTCAACCACAATTTGGGTGAAAAAATTGTACATGTATCTGCATATGATTCAAGTGGAAACAAGATCCAATTGGATGTACAGCTTACAGATTCAAATAACTGTAAAGTACGCTCAATCAATGCCGTTACAGGCCTCGAGATCGTTGTATCTATCTAACATTTGTTGTTACTCACCAAAAAAACATTTGCCTCGGTGTTTTCCCCCATTTCGATGGGGGTTTTTTTTTGGGTTGCCAACGCCCATAAACCGTTGTAAAATACATTTGGGATCGGGTCGCACCCGTATAAAAGCAGTAAAGCCCAAACCACGTTAAAATTGATTACACACATTACACCATTGGGGTTTTACCATGGCCAATATTACAAACCATAGTTTGGTTGGCGATTTGCGTTTACAGCAAATGATCAGCCAAGAAATTAAATTACTAATCACCGATGCACGCAATTTGCGCAACACGCCATTTTTGGATTTTGTTGGCTCAATTAACGGCATGGGATCCGATACGATTCGCGTTAGAAAAGCGGGGCTCGATGGATTCGATAATTTCCAAGCATTTACCGGATCTAGCGGATCGTTCCAAGAAGATTCAGCGGTTGGCGAAACAAGCCTAACAACCGAACATGCGGACATCGTTGTAAAGCGGCAAGCTCTTATGTACAAGATTACCGATCTTGCAAACATGACCGGCATGGGCGCGGATGTTGATCCATTCCGTATTGCTGAATCAATTGCAAAATCGTACGAATTGTTGTTTGCAGATCTCACAGCTGCAACCGTTGCAGGGTTTACCGCCTCGGTATCACAAACCGCCGCGTTAACAGTTGATGATTTTATCGCAGCGTTCCAAACATTGGAATTGGCCGCATCTGGTAAAGGTGCACCGGGCCCATATGTTGCATTGTTGCACCCCGAGCAATGGCAAGATCTGCAGGCTGATATCCGTGCAGAGCAAAACAACGCATTGGCATTTGCACCGGCATCATTTGAGGCCATGAGCGCAAAAGGGCCGGGATACAAAGGTTCATATTTGGGCGTTGATATTTACACATCATCACACATCACGGCCACAGGTGGCCAACATGTTGGTGCATTGTGGGCACCGGGTGCAATTGGTTTTGCAACGGGTAAACCACAATCATTGGTTGGAGCCGTTGAATCCATGGATATGGGCGATGTACTCGTGGAAATGGATCGCGATTCTACACGGGCCTTAACGAACATAGTGGGCCACTGCTATCTGGGGATGGGCGTGGTAGACGCGGATCGCGGTGTTAAGCTGTTGAGCGTTGATAACTAATACATTTCGTTGTTATGATTGGTTGGCGTGGGTGCCATTGGTGCCCACGTTTTACCAACATACAACACCAACAACCGAGGTAACAACATGAACAATTTTAAGCCAACCGCCCAACCATGGGCCCCACAAAATGTGCACAATACCCAAATGGTATTGCCAACGCGCCCCAACCACCCCGTATTTGCAAAATGGTGGCCGGCCAATTGGATTTGGCAAACATTTGAGGTAACCAAAACGGTAAAGGGTAAAGGCAACGCAAAAGATAAAGAGATAACCACAACCGTTGGTTTGTTTGTGCCCAACATCGAGTTCGAGCAGATCCGCCCCGGTGTAAATGGTGTACGGCAAATCCGTGGTGAAATTGGCGATGTATCAAATCGCATTGGCCAATTGCAACGTGAGGGTTGGATTTATTTGGATCCAAAACGCCACGATTATGTACGGGCATACCCCGCGCGTGGTGGCCAATACTATGCAGAAAAATTTACCGATATCCGAGTATTGGCAAACCGCATTATTAAAACATTTGATCGGGATGCGTACAACCGTTGGTGCGTGCAATTATTGGCAAGTGGTGAATTAGGCCACATCGAGCCGCAATTTTGGCAGCTGTTTATCCGTGAATATGAACAACGGCCACAACGTTTGGTACGCCAACAACATTTACCCGAGATCAAACAAAAGATTGATGATTTAAATGCACAATTGGATGCCATGCGCGCATTTGTAACCGAATACCAAACCAATGGTTTGGATGTATACAAACAGGTATTGTAATGAGCAGTGATACACCATACGCCCCGCAAATCAAAGTACCCGAGCTATTAGAGCGCGGCAAATCGCAGTTATCCCAATTGCCAATTTACCGCAATGGGGCGTTGGTGGTGCCAACCGATGTACGGTACACATTGTTGGCCCCAAATGGTGAAAAAATTATCGATAATGCGGCGGGTACATACCCCGGCAACATCCCCGAGTACACCCACGCCACAAACCTATTGAATGATCAAAATCTAGGTGAGGGATACATACAGGAATGGGCGATCACAATTTCCAACCGTGTGTTTACATTTCGGCGCATGTGTGCCGTTGTATTACGCCGTTTGTACCCCGTGGTATCCGATGCCGATTTAACGGCCACATATTCGCAGTTGGCCGATTTGCGCCCATCGGGTTTAACATCGTACCAAACATACATAGATGAGGCGTGGTACACCATGGTACAACGCATGCGTAACGAGGGTGGCGGGCTCGAGTATCTCGTAATGAGTGCCGAGGCATTTCGCAGTGCGCACCAAAATTTAGCATTGTATTATATATTTCGCGATTTCCACAGCTCGTTAGGCCAATCAAACGGGCGTTATCTCGATTTGGCCAATGAACATTACAACCAATACAAAAGCGAGTGGAAACAGATCAATTTTGTATACGATCACAACCATAAAGGATCTAGTGATTCACCCAACCAACGCGTTGCCAAACAACCGGTGATCTATCTCAGTAATCCGGGCCGTTTGGGCAATTTCCGTGGGCGGCGTAGATAATGGGCGTAT